ATAGAGACATATCGGGGTGTGATTGGTCTGTTTATTGCCAAAACAATAATTGTGATGGTCGAGCTGTGGGGAATGTCGAAAACTTGGAAGAATTAAAAAAGTGGTTTAGATAACAGCCCCGTGGTTTGCCGAGGAACGAGGTCACAACCAACGGCAACGGTTATGACTAAACATTAAAAGGAGCTAAGATGTCAAATAAAAAAGACGAGAAAAATAGCAAGAGCTATGGTGTTGAATTGTTACATTGTCCGTTTTGTGATGATTCGTGTGGTGTTGAGCTACTTAACCCCGAAGAAACAAATGGACACCACTGGTGGGTTTGTTGTAGCGGTTGTGCTTGTAAAAAAGATGGGCATACTAAAGAGCAAGCAGTAAATACTTGGAATCGCAGAGATGGTGAATTATTAATCAAACAGGATTTCTAAGCACATATAACAGCCTAAGTGGTATGCAACGAGGAACGAGGCAGTCATTACCAACTGCCTCGGTTATGGCAAACTAGGGAGAATGCGATGGGGCTAGCAAAAATATTTAGAAAAACAAATAGGTACTCACACGGGCTTGTGAATCAAAGGTGGAAAGCAAGAATGAATTTGCGGAATGGCACCATTGAGTATTTTAGTAGTGAGAAGTGGTTTAAATTACCGTATCGTTTCAGATACTTGTATGTTGAAAACAAAGAAAAGGGAGGAAGATGTGACAGCAACAGTTGAGAAATTGCTTTACAACGAGTGGTGTAAACCTAATATGTACACAGAAGGCGATAATCGTAAACCATACAGTGGCTATGTCGCTCAAAAAATGAATTGTGGATGGCTAATTCTTTGCGAGGTTTGGCAAGATATGAATACTGGCGAGATTATGAGAAGACCAATTAAAGAAATAACAATATCAGAAATTGAACTTTAGATAACAACTACGTGGTTTGTCGTAGTGAGGAACGAACGTAGATCATAACCAACGTAAACGGTTATAACCTTTTCAGAAAGAACGAGAATGAAATTAGACTGGCATCCAGATAGTGAAAAGATTCAAAGTAGTGATGGATACAAAGCGGGATTTAAGACGGGTAGAAACTGGAAGCATAATTATGTTCCGGGTGGTCCATCTGTTTCTCACGATGACGAAGCATCAAAGGAAAACAAGCGGGTTTGGCTTATTGGGTTTCACGAAGGGTTGAACAAAAACAGATACAAGAACACTCCAGATGTAAAAGAGCTTCTTGATAAGTTGAGCGGTGTTATAAAAAATGAAAAGTCAATCTGTTCTGTGTGCGGTCATCAATGGATAACAGGTAACACAGGAACTCATAGTTGTACAGACACATTGTTGAAAACTATCAAAGAACAACAACTACGCATTAAAGACCTTGAAGAGCGTGGAAGTATTCGTTTTATACTTGATGGAGAGCATAAAACACAGCGATACAGTTTTGACCACATACTTGAATTTGATGAAGAGTATGTTATTCAAAATGAAGAAGAGTGTGATTGTGATTTAAACGAATCTGTCAATCATTGTGAAGGCGATTGTAATAAATTTGAAAACAGTAAAATTACTGGATATGAGTTAGTGTAAAAAATGCACCATCTCATATAACAGGGCGCGTGGTGGGCGCTACGCGTCATCACCAACGCTGCTGTTATTATAGGACCTACAAAAAAAGGTACTCTATAATAACAGCAGTGTCAACCTATTTTCTTTCAACTGCACAAAAAGAGGTGAAAACTATGAGTAAATGTAAGAAATGTGGATATGAACACCACTCATCCGAACAGGATTACACTGCATTGAGCAATGAGGTTAATAATGGTATTTGTGATTGTTGTAGAATATTGAATAATTACAAAGAGTCATATACTATATTGCAAACCGAAAGTTAAAAGGGGAGATCGATGTTTGTTTTGTTTTTGTTGTTGATACTTGTTGCGGTGATCCTGTTGATCGTCAATTATTTGATGAGTAAAAAATCATTTGAAAATATAACTGAACTTTTAAAGATCGAACATCATTGGAAAGTGCATGGTAATTGTGATCGGTTTCCAGTGGTTCAAAACGAATATGGTTAGTTTTGAATTAATGTTTCATCGCTCTTAACGTTAAAAAAGGAGACCAGGGGTGTGGTCTCCTTTTTGTTATATCCCTTCATCAATGATAGTTTTTTCAAGATCTCGTTGAATATCAATCAACGCCTGTTTATATCCTGAATACCATTCACTATTTAGTTTTTCGAGTTCATCAGTTGGTTCCAGGTGGTACAAGTTTGTAATATCTTCTTTTAGTTTTTCAACGCCTTTTTTCATTTGATCTCCTTAATCAATGATACACCACTCTTTGAGAAGTTCCGCTTCTCTTTCGCACTCTGCAATCATTAGTGGAACAACAAATTGTCTTTTGAGATAATGCCGGATATCTGTTTTTGGTACTTTCCATTGAGACAGTTTCCAATCACCGCGCGTTCTCATTCGTTTCCAAACCCATTCACCTTCAGGGATATCTTGAACATCGAACCGGATGATGTTTATGTGAACTTGTGGAACTACTGTTTCGATATGGAATCCACTGAGAAATGTGAAGTGATCATTTGCAACACAGATCAACCGCTCTTGTTTTTCAGACCAATCATCCACCATAGGAATTGATACGTCGCATTCCCATCCACGAAATGAACGGTAATTCTGATTAATGAACTCGGTGTTCAGCATTCCGTTTTCAAACATATTTTCGATTTTACATATTGCGTTGTATTTTTTAGTCATTTAAAGAGTCCCTGCTTTCTTTGCCCAGTATAGTGTTTCTCTCTTTTGATTTTGTACATCAGTTTTGAGTTGTTCGATTTCCTTTTCAAGATCTGCAACTTTATTCAATCTATTTGATATCCATTCCGCATTTTCTGGAGTAGGGCAGTAGCAAATAGCATTTTCGGTTGGAAATGGTCTCACTAGGTGACTTTCTGACTCGTTAGCTCTCTCTTTTTGCTCTTCAGTCCATCTTTGATATTGTGGTTGATCAACAAAGTACCCTTGGCTCCAAGTTGTTACATTTTTAAGTTTTATGGTATAAACTGCTCTCCCTTGTAACTTTGTAGTAAGATCTCTGATTATATCTTTGAGCTTTCTCTTTTGATTCCTGCCGAATCTTTTTGACATTTTATCTACTCCTTATCGTCTTTATTAAATCGTGAATACGCTTATCTTCACACTCTTTATTTTTACAGTCGGAAGCCGGTTTAAATCCGTGTTCACAGCCGTTGCCGATTAGCCCGCCTGTAATTTCATAAGAAGAGTCTAAACGATCTATCAATTCAATCATAGAATTAATGTATTCGATAAAATCATTAGCCTCTTCTCTGTAGTCTCCAATAGTAAGACCGTCAAATCCGTGGCCTTTTACTACAGGATGAGCAGTATCACCATAATGTTTTACTATAAAATTTTCCATTTCAATACTTCCTTCTGATTCGATGTAGAACACGAGTCAATTTAATTTGTTACTCTATTTGTAAGACTGTGTTAATATCTCAACAGGGATACCCATACTTTCTGATATGTTTTGAACAAATCTGTTGCGGAATTCATCAAAACTTTCTGCTTCTTTTTTTCTTCTATCATACTCTGCTTGAGTCTTTGCGGGTTTGATTTTCTTTGTTGGCAGAAGTGGTTCAATACCTGCTTTCTTACACTTCAGCTTATTTGTTATAGTGAATTTCTTCTTGAGTTTTCGCGGAACTCTCTTCCCGTATCTTTGAGCCATTTGAAATCTGAATAGTTCATTCATATCTAATTGTTTTCTCATTTCAATATTTCCTTTTTGGTAATTATCAACTTCTACTTCGAACCGCAACTCTTAGCAAACGCCTTAAAATAATCAGATTCAATCGCTCTTCCTTCAATTTCAGCGGCAACAGCGGCGTTTGTCATTTCTCGTTGAGTGTGAAATTCGGTGTCGATTCTTCCCTTGAAAATAGGATCGTCGATCACTCTGAAATCGACACAGTTGATTGCGGTGATAGTGTAGAGATTTTCAGAAACAAATCCCCCCTGAATCATCGATGTAGCATCGATAAACCCTTTGCAGCTTCTTTGTGATGAACAAAACGAACAGCTTCGGATACAGCTTCTGCTTGACTCCTCAATAAGCCTGGTTATGACTCCGGAGAGCTCTTTTTTGGGATCTCCTCCCAATTGTTCAATCTTCTTGATCATTGTCATCAATTCAGTGTACATTATCGCACCTCACTATATGTTGTCTGGTTTCCTGTTCCGTGCTGTAAATTTGAACTGGTATGTCCTTTACCGCACCATCCGTTGCAATCGCCGTTTTCATCTGTTTCCGGTTCAGGTGAACAGGTACAGGTGATCCCCTTTTTTTCTTGCATTGTTGTTGGTTCGAAATTGCAGGAACCGCACGTTTTGATAGCTTGTTTCTTTGGTTTCTCCTCGAACCCTGTTGTGGTTATTTCGATCTGTTCCCGTGGAACAATCTGTTTTACTCCGTTTTCATCAACAATAGTGAACGTTCCCGCGTTGATATGTTGTGCTTCAATGCGATATTCCCCTTGTATCACAATCATACCAACGCGCGTTTTTCGATTGAACTTGATTTTGTTAAACGTATTTTTATTCATAAAACCTCCTGTTGATAATAATATACAAGAAAACAGATAATTAATGCAACTTTTATTATGAAACAGTGTATATTACTAGTAACGAAATTGTTGTTGTTTAGCTTTTTGGAGAATAAAATGAATCAAAAGAAAAAGATTAAGCGTGAATGTATTAGTTGTGATGATGGTGTTCGTGTTGAAACTGATCAGGTTCGAAGACCTGCGTATTTTTCATCATCAGTAGCAAAGTCAACATTGTTGGTGAAATTTTGTTGTTCAACCTGTGGTCACGTTTCGGCAATGCCAAAATCAATGGCGTTAAATTAAGGAGTCATTTATGGCCTGTGGTAAGCAAGATATGAGCAGTAGTTTAGAGATGGTTGATCATTTCAAAGAGTCTGAAATTGAATTTATTCCTGTTCCGGTTCAATCATCGGCGCATCGATTGTTTTTGCTTGATCAAGTTTCTGAAGCAACTGCTCAGATTGAAAATGGAACCTTTGTTGTTTCTGAATCTGATACTAGTGAAAGATGTAAATGTTGTGAATCTGAAAAATCAATTCGCGTGAGAAATTATGATATTCAAGGGTTTGTGTTTTGTCCCTATTGTGGCAGAAAATTAACGAGGAGTGAATAGTATGAAAAGTGTAACGGTGTTGGCTTTTGTTGCTTTTGTTTTAGTTTCCTGTTCTCCGGTCGTTACTGGAACGGTGATGGGAAAATATGAACGTGAACCTCATATTGAACGATGGGTTGGGGTTTCGTACTCCGGAGGTGTTGGAGGCGCTCAGTATAACGAACAGTATATTCGCCGCCGATGGTATCTGGAAATTGAACAGGTTGTTGATGGTGTAAAATCGTATAAGCAGGTTGAAGTTGATTCATTAACATTTGAAAAAGCCGGTCGTGGTGATTTTGGGGAGTATTAAAGTGTTGTTAAAAAACGCCCAAAAAAAGTTCAATGAATTATTTGATGCTTGTGAAAAAACAGAACATAATATTGTTAACCCGCAAGGTAAAATTTACACAGCTTTTTGTAGTAAGTGTGGTTGTGAAATTGCATTAGATGATGATTGTCGAGCAGTTAGGGAAGTGTACAGATAACGCCTGCGTCGTTTGCGACGACGTAGGAGGAAGTCAAATGAACGCGCTGGTTATGATCAGTGCTTGAAAGCGAGAGTAGTATGGGTAGAAAATGTACACAGTGTTTGGGTGGTGGCGAAGTAACAGATTGGGCTGACTATAGCGTGAAATACACCTGCCCCACTTGTAACGGCAAAGGTAGTCTGCCACAAGTAACCGTTCATAAAAGTGAAGAAGTTAAAGAAATGGGCATTGAGGAGGTAAAGAAACTTATAATGTCAAGGGTTGAGGGGCTACTCTATGGGACTAGGTTTGGTCAGTTTCGCGCAAAGGGTAGTGGTGACAACATAGAAATAACAATTGACAAGCTAAAAGATGACAGTCAGGTAACTATAAACGAATCAGCAACTTTTACTATCAAATTCTTATAACAACCAAAGTGGTGGGTTGAGGTATGACACCATCACTGACTGCTTTGGTTATAACAAAAGGTAGAAATATGAAATACAGAATTTATTCAACAATTGATAAAAATTACGTTGACAATACTAGAAATCTCGTACTTGATGCGAGTGGTAAGATACGAGCACTTGGTGGTATTACAATGAACCCAGAGCGCGGAATGATTGCAGAAATGTGTTTAGGGATAAAGGATTGCGGGGAAGCCGATGTGTTTCAAGGTGATGTTTTTCATATTGAAGATGAATTTTACGGAAGAATTGTTTTTAAACAAGGCAATTTCTATGTGGAAGAGTTTGATTTCCAAACACCTGATCTTGTAGTTGAAACAGAAAGTGTAGATAATTATACGTGGGATCAAGTTGCAATACTCGGAAATATACATTGTAATTCCCGCGACTTTTCGCAACACTTTTAATTAGGAGCACGATATGAGCAGACAGAGAAAAGCGAAAAAGAAGTGTTCGAAATGTGATAAAATGCTTCTTATCACTAAAAACTTTAACAAGCTGAAAAGTTCAAGTGATGGATATGCGTATCAATGCAAAACGTGCGCGAGATCCTATGATAACAGTGATGTTAAAAAGCCTGTTCTTCACACAAATGTAAATTGGGATCTCGTTATGGCTGCAAAGATCCCGTCACGTACATAAACTGTAGTTTTCACAAAGGGGGAAAATGAGTAATTTGATCTTTATACTATCAAAACCGGTTAAAGGCAAAGATATTAAAAAAGATGATGTCATTGTTCGTATTGACAAAGAAGATCTGATTGTCATTAGTAAAAAAGACGAAAGTGCAGTTGTGAAACACGAAGATGGAACACACAGCGCAATTGTGTTTCAGGATTGTGAAACTCTTATGGTTTCAAATAGAAATGTTAATTGATCACACTCGGTTATAACCTTTTCAGAAAGAACTATAATGGGAAGTGAAAACTACGAAGAAGGAAAATGTAACAGGTGTTTAGGAAACTCAGTTGATCTATGCCGCTATTTAGATGATTGGGTTTCAAACGAGCCTTGTAATGCAAAAAACAATTACGCAAATTTTGAAGAGTATGACGGTAGATATCCAAAATACTGTGAACTAGATTATGACCATAGCAAAATGGAGTGGGAAAGTTGCAACAAATTTGAAACTACTGTTTACAATGGGGAGACAAAGATTAGAAACTGTTGCCCTGTATGTGGTTCAGAATTTGAAATTGAAGATATTCAAAATGTTGAAACATTTGATTGTAAAAGTTGTGGTGACTCGATGGGAAAAGGTTTGACCACGAATGAGTTGATAACTGATATCGATGATTATGCTTGGTGTTTGTAGAGGTATAAATACATTAAAGCCGTGACCTACTGATCGGCTATTGGGTGGAGGTCTTATTCTAATTTATACTCCACCCATTTTTATTCAAAGAAAATAGAAACTGGTGGTAAAAAATGAAATTTAATCCAATAGCAAACGGTTGGATTGCAAATACTTCAGATGTAGAGCAAGCAGCGTTTCGTATTTGTAGTTCTCTTGCAAGTTTGCGAAAGCTTCACAATCTTCCTCTTGCACCATACGACAAAAACGTTCACTTGGAAGAGATTGATCATATTTTTATAGGTATTGTTCGAGGTGCAATGCTTCTCGGTATTGATTTCGGAATCAAAGATGATATTTACTATAATTTAATAGATCTTACAAAATTTAATGATTAGAAAGAAGGTTGAATAATGGAAATTGAAAAATCAGATAGTCACTATCGAGAAATAGAAGAGAATGGAACCATTGAACCGATCGTAATTATGGAACAACTAGCGGAACGGATGATCAAAAACGAAGTTCCAGCGGACGCTATCGCCAATATTATTCTTGCTCAAAAGCACATTACACGGGGCGGGAATAAAGCGGGCGAGGATTGGCGGAAGGAGATTCAGAAAAGTATTAACTATTTGACACGAGCTGTCACAGGAAAGTGGATCCAATGAGTGATGATCTGTGTAAAATAGATTTGCAGTTTGTAAGACAAGTGGTTCGTGGTGTTTCCTGGACTGAAACAAGAATGAAGTTTTATTATTCACAATGGGAATTTCATTTTAATATGTTTGTTCGTCACGATAAAGTTGATGGAAAATATATGAAAGATGAAATTTGTAATACTTGGGTTGGTGATTTTAAATAATACAATAACAAAAATGATGTTTCACGTGAAACATCAAATAAAAGAAAGGTTGTTGAATGAATTCAATACCAATAGTAGGATGGTTACTCAGTACAATTTTTAGTGTATCAACGGCGGTTCCGTTTTGGTTGGTTTGGACTAAAGGGGGAATTGGTCAAAAGTATTTTTATTTTCTACCTGAAGTATATCACAATGTTTCTTTTTGGAGCTGTGTTGGTATTTTCATTGTGGTTGGTATAATCAAAGAGGTTTTTACGCCAAAAATCGCCACGGTTACTCAGAAGATGGAGAACCAAAAAGAGAAATAGGCTGAACCGCAAACAACGCGAGCTTAATAAAAAATATGTTTCACGTGAAACATCACTCTGAATTATATTGGCCTCATAACATTAGTTGTGAGGTTTTTTATATGAATTATCTTCTGGAAAAGATACCGGTGAACGAACAGTTTCATCGATCTGAACCGATGTCGTATTCTCAAGCGTTTGAAAAAGCGAATCCTGTTTCGTTCAATTCCCGTTCTTTGGAAACGGCTCTTGTTTCATTTGCTTGGTATGTATATCCTAATCCTGGTGATGAACTTGAACCGCACAAAAATCGCGTTTCTGATTTCATAAAAGAGTGGGGTGATCGTGCAAAAGATGTTTCACGTGAAACAATTCTCACCTGTTTCCTTCATTTTTTCTGCAACCAAAACTCTTTTTATATCAGTGAAGTAATACGACTTTCGAAAACTTCAAAAAAACTTTCAGAATAAATTGTTTGACATTTGCGGTGTGTCTGTTATAGTTTTGTAATGTCTTCAATGAGGAGTTTTGTGTGTCAGCATTTTTCGATACAGTAGCAGAATATGACGCTGAAATAGCCCTCGCTCGCACGGCTCTTCGAAGAGCTCTCACCATTGGTCAGGATCACTCAAACAGTTCCGGCGGTTCATCCCGTTCAACTGAAGAGGTCGATCCAAAATTCACAAAAGGGTATCTCAAGGAACTTATCGAAGGCAAAGCTGATCTTTGTGGTACTACTGGTATGAATCGGGGGCGTGGCTGGTGAAAACTCTCAATAATGGTATTGTAATGATGACCGGAAACGGTGCTGGGTACGATGGTTCCAAAACGGGCCACGAACTCGACAATTGGCGCACACAGCTTTCAGATCCTAATGATTTTATTACAAATACTTATGGTGAGCTTTCTTCGCGAAATGCTACACTGTACAATACAGCGGCCTATGCCCGCGCTGCGATACGAAAACCACTCAGCTACTCAATCGGTGATGGCCTGTTTTTTCGGTCTCTCCCCGATGCGAAATTTTTGGGCATTGATCGTGAAGAGATGGTTGAGTGGTCTCAAAAATTCACATCCCTATTGCATTATGATAAATTAGAAATGAACTACTATGAGAAGCAATCGCTTCTCTGTGCTGAAGCATCGATCACCGGTGATTCGCTTCTCTATTTTATCCGTGAAGATAACGGATATGATTTTGATCTCGTTGCAACTGGTGGGCATACTATCGATTGGAAAAACACTGATCCGTCAAAAAATATCGGTCTTGGAATTCAAACGGATGAATTACAACGTCGTACTGGTTTTTACGTTCCCGGTCAAGATTCTGTTATTCCGTTTATGCTTGATGGTGGTGAAAACAGTATTGGTTTTCAGAATGCGATTCAGGTGTTTCTTCAAAAAGAGAGGACTGGTCAACTTCGTGGATACGGTGTAAATAATTCAATGATTGCTCTCTTGAAAAATATGGATTCCGTTTGGGATGCAACAATTCAGCGTATGGTTCTTGAATCTATTATGCTTGGTTTTTCAAAAGCAACAGAAACAAATGTTCCTGCTCAAGCCCGGAATATGGCTAAAAATGTTAAAGCGGTTCAGAATAAAGTTCAAGAAAGTAGTGAATCTGGTAACGCACTTCAAAAAATTGGTGAGGGTGCTCAACCTGGTGAATTCTACAATCTCAAAAATGAAGAGAGTATTGAGTTTACAAAACTTGAAACGCCTTCAAATAATTTCGGAAACGCGAACGAGTGGGCCATACGAAACGTTGCAATGGCTCGCGGTGTTTCTCCTGAGTTTTTGAAAACAGAATATGGTGGGTCGTTTACTGCTCATAAAGGGGCGTTGAATGATACGTTCCAGACAATTAAAAATGAACGTGGTTCGTTTGTGAGAAATACTGATTCTAAAGTGAACCTTGAACTTCTCAAGGGGTATATACTTTCCGGTGAACTCACTGCACCGCCAGCGTTTTGGGAAAATTCAAAACGTGGTGCTCGAGTTCGTAACGCATTGTTAAAAGGAAAAACACTTGGTCCTGTTCCTGGGCATATCAATCCACTTCAGGAAGCGAAAGCTGATAAGCTGAAAGTTGATGAACGGTTTATTTTGCGTTCTGATGTACAAGTAAAAGATGGTAGTTTTGATGGTGAAGCGTTCGATGCTCAATGGCTTGAAGAAGATAGTCGATGGGGTACGTTGACATCAGAGCAACAAACTAAAGAGTTCATAAAAGCAGAGGAAAACAAATAATGAGCATTTTTCATATCAATAAAAAAGCCTTTGACAGAAATTTCGCAATTGCGAAATGCGTTCATCGTATGGAAAAAGTCAGTGATAAGAATATGCAGGAAGTTGCATCGTTCGTTCGTACAAGAAATGAACAGGAGCGTCCACTCTACAGTGTTGAAAATGGGATTGCTCATATCTCTATTTCTGGAATATTGATTCCGAAAGCTGATTTTTGGCTTGATTATTGGGATATATCAAACACCTCTTTTGATGTTCTACTTGAAGCAATTGCAAAGGCTGAATCTGATTCTGAGGTTTCTGATATTCAATATGATGTTCACTCTCCTGGTGGATATGTTGAACTGAGTGATCTTGTTTGTGAAGCAATTTTCAACGGCAAAAAACCATCGGTGGCGGTGATCAGTGGAATGTGTTGTTCACTTGCGTATAAATTTGCATCACAAGCTGATAAAATTATTGCCACAACTCGCGGTGTTGATGTCGGTTCTATCGGAACAGTTGTCGATATTGTTGATTGGTCCGGATGGGAAGAGGCTCAGGGAATTCGTTCTCTCTCGATTACCAACCGAACCAGTACCGATAAGCGCCCTGATGTTTCTTCTGAAGAGGGTCTTGATGTTATCCGTGATGAGATGGATGAGAATCAGGAAGTATTTGAATTTTATTATAACCGTGGTCGTGAAGGAAAAGCGAACTATTCACTTGAAAATGTTCGCTCTCTTAATGGTCGTGTGGTTAAAGCGAAAAAAGCGCTTGCTCTTGGTTTGATTGATCAAATCGGTGGTGAGTTTACAATACAAAAGGTTGCCGGAGCCGGTTCCGGTGTTGAAAGTGGAATTTCCCACGAAGGAGAAACAGAAATGGGCTTAAAGTCTTTTCTTGAAGGAAACCCGGAGGCGAAAGCGCAGTATGATGCAGATATTTCTGCAGCTTCAGCGGCTGGATCTGCAACCGGAGAAAAAACCGCGAAAGCGGAACAGGATCGTGTTCTTGCTCTAGTAAGTGCAAGTGGTGCTCAGTTGAGTGCATCGGTTATGGGTGCAATTGAAAGTGGAACGGAGCCCGGTCAGTACGCGCTCTCTGTTCTTGAATCACAACGGACATCTGCAAAAACAGCGGCTGCAACTGTGGCATCACAGGTTCCAGCTATTACACCGGCACCAACAGCACAAGAAGATGCTGAAAAAGTGTCATCAATTAATGAAACTGATGCAGAGCGTGAAAAGAAAGCTACCGCAAAGTTTAACTCGGAAGGGGCGAAATAATGTCTCAAACTATTACTGAAACATCGTTGAATACTGAAACTCTCGTTGCGGGAAATGTTGTAAGCGCAACAAAAGCTGTTCCGGCTGGAGAGTACTTCCCTGGACAAGTTCTCGGTATGCTTGCTGCAACACTTGTCTATGGTGATTATGACGCAACTGGAACATATGATGTTCTTAATGTAACAGATATTCCTGTTGGGTCAGTCATCATTATTGATACCGCTTTCGCTGGTGTAAGCTCAGGTACAGCTGTTCTATCAGCAGATATTCTTTATGTAAATGATGGTACAGATGAAGCACTTGCTATTGCAGCAAGAGATGCTGTTGCTGGTCTTGAAAATATTCGCGCAATTTGTGTTCAGCGTCGAACTCTTGGAAGTGCTGGATTTGTTCAAGTGTACATTTCTGGTTCTGAAGTGAAATCTTCCGGTCTTGTTGATGGTTCTGGTGATCCACTTACTGTTGATGATGTTGCTATCGAATCAGCTCAATCAAATGGAATTATTATTAAGGCGTAACGCCAGAAAGGATATACAATGGCTCGTTCAATTTGGACATTTTTCGCCGTAATGGTGTATAACGGAATTAAGCAGGATGGATCTGAGGGATTGCCCCTCACTGGAAAAACACAGTTGTGGAACTTTCTCTTTCCTCGCATTGACAGCGATGATAGTTCTGATTTTCTCCTGGACAAACTGCAAACAAATCCATACGGTATTGTGTACCGTGATCGTGATACTCAATCTCACGTTCGTGTGTATGAACCGGGAACTCAAACTACTATTACTCCTCCTCGTTGGAGTGAGAAAACACCGATCACTGAAAAACTCAATGATTCGGTAATCGCTGGATATTTAGGAAATGAGCCGTGGGGACAACGTGACAAAAGTCTTGTTGGTAACATTCTTGAACAGCATATTCAAGCGGCTAATATGGAGAAAAACAAGCAAGCGATCAATATGTTCACTGCTGGTATTTTCCCTGCTGATGGTGAAGATGGAAAAGATATCGGACTTGATATTGATTTCTCTCGTTCTGTTGGTAATAGTATCACTTACGATTTCACCGCTGGTGGAGCAACAATGGCTGAAGCTCTCACTGAACTTCAAAATGCTGGATCTGCTGCGGGTGTTCCACTTGCAAATCAGTTCGCTATCGGTGGTGATTCTTGGTTGACTGAATTTTCAACTGATACCGGTGTTCTCGAATATCTGAAAACTAATAGAACAGTTCCTGCTGTTCCTGCTCAAATCACTGAGACTGAAGGTCTCGAAGCTGTTGAGTGGGTGAAACTTCCCGGAATGCGCACTGGTATTTGGGTTTGTTCATATGAACCTGGTGTTCCATACCGCGCAACAGAATCTTCTTCTGCTGGTGTTTGGATTGCTGCAACAGATATCATCTTCGGATCAATGTCTGATGTTCGTTGGACTGTGAACCGTGGTGTTGATGTTCTTGATGAATCTGAAAAAGCTGTTCGCGCTGTTGGTGATATTGTTTTCGATATGTACACTGAAAAAGATCCAGTGAATCGTTTTGCTCGTTCGCAAGGTCGTCACTGTTTTGTTCCTGGTGAAATTGACCATACTCTCAAATCAACCGGTACGTTCGCGTAGGAAGGGAATAGGTAATGGCTACTAAAACAGAACTTGAAGCTCGTATTGTTGAACTTGAAACGCAGATTATTGATGGTGTTACTGATGAGAGTGTTCAATCTTTGGTTGAAGATCTCAAGGGTCGTACTGTTGCAGCTGAAGAAAAAGCTGTTTCTCTTGAAGGGGAGATTGTTTCTCTTGAAGGGGAGATTGTTTCTCTTGATGGGGAGATTGTTTCTCTTGAAGAAAAACTTGAAAAAGCTTTGAAAAAACCTTCAGTCAAAAAAGATGAAGATCCAAAGCCGGAATGTTTCGGTGAATACCCTGAATATCCTGAAGACGTGACGAAGAAATGTCGTGTCTGTAAGGACCACGCGGTGTGTAAAGTGTCCGGATCTCTTCCTGTAGAAGTTGAGTAAAAGTGAGTTCAGAAGGCATTACTTTAAAACTTCAGCAAGAGCGCGATTGGTTCGAGTATCAAGCTGATAGTGTTAAAGTAACTGTTGTCGATGGGGGGCGTGAATTTCACGCTCTCTTCGATAACAGTTATTCAAACGGGAACGCTGATAAAGCTCACGTGAAACAACACAAGCGCGTTCCGCGTTTGACCTGTTTCAGTGGTGATGTAAGTGGTTTGGAAAACTCGTTAGAACGTGAAGATGTATTATCGTGGTATGATGAAGCAACTGAAACAACGATTACAATGAAAGTGAACCGTATTGAAACGGATCTCACTTCAGGAACTTATCAGGCGGCGATATGGCTAATAAAGTCTTAGAAACGGAACTGAGTAGTGATTTAAAACCACTCAATACGTTGATAAAAGCGTTCCCTGATGTTCGATTTCATTTCACTCGTTCGGTTGCTAAAAGTTCGAGAACGGTTTTGCGGTCAATCGTTTCAGGTATTGGAAGCCCGATAAATCTTCAGGCATATCCGAAGGACTCACGAGGATCATATACAATTCGGTCCCGTGTTGGTAAAAAGGGTGATTTGACAACGATCACTTCATACCCTTTGAACCTGTTCGAATTCGGGCGCGGGTTGCGTGATGGTAATCGTGAATCGGGAAAACATATTGTTACCGGTTTGTTTAAATCAAAACTTGATTCACGGCTTCAAACGATTGTTGACAATTCTGGTCGTAAAATTCTTGATCCTGCTTTTAGGAGTGCATCGTGATTGATATTGTTGAGGCTGAAACGGCGTTGGTTGCGTATTATACACCATTGATTACTGCAGCACTTGCTGTAGCTCCTGTTCTTGATCCAATTACTGAATATCAACGGTTGCCGATTGTTCAGCAGGATGAGAAGATTTTTTCGTTATTGTCTGCTGGTACAGAAAAAGTAACTACTGACGAAGATTTGATTTTTGCCGTGAATGTTCAGCTTCCCGGTGTGATTGATGTGAACGCATATTTTGCAAGAATATGGCCAATATTGAGTGAAACATCAACTGAGGTGTTGGATAATACTTCTCTTGAGAGCGGTGGGACGCCGTGGTTTCCTGACGATATTGGCGATGGTTCGTATGCATTTTTACGGTTCGGATTGAAATTCTCTTTTGAACTTGATGATTGTGAGGGGTAGATATGGCTAAGAAAAACAAAGTGGTTCGCGTGGCGATTACCGGTGGTGGTGTTGATACTACTGTTATGGCTGGAACTCGTGATGAAGCTTTTGAAAAATTGGGATATGTTCCAAAGTGTGAAATGGTTAGTATTTCAGAATATAATAAAGTTGCTAAACAAAAAATACAAGATTCTAAAAGCAGAACAACGAAAGAGGGTGAATAATGGGTTCAAAAACAGTAGCGGGAAAGAATGCGTTTCTTTCTCTAACACAACGTGGAACAATTGTCGATACAGTAATTGCTCTTGATCCAAATGAGTGGTATGAAATCTGTAAAGTCGGTCCAGCGACCGGTTTGCCATTTACCGCGCCAAAAGTTGGGGTAGTTTTCAAAACTCCAGATACGAGTTATGCAACACCGATCACGCTTGCCGCTGGTGATGCAGTGTTTCCACTTACTGTTGATAAAACGTGTAAAGTCGATGCAAATATCAGCAACGAAGAGGGTACTATTGATGTGACCGATGATTGTTCGAATGGTTACAATGCAAATATTCTTGATGGATATGTCACCATTTCCGGTGATGTGAGTGGATTCCTCAAAATTGATGATATTACAGGAGAACTGGTTACTTCTGCTGAAGAGGTTTTCAAACGGTTCTATGATGTTGCAACTGATGATGGTGAAAGTGTATATACTTATACCGATCGTGAAAATGCAGTTCTTACATTGATGATCTGTATCAATAAAAATGCTGCAATCGGTGAAATTCAGAATTGGGTGATTGTTCCGATTCTTATTACCAGTTTTGCAACCGGTGCCGGTCTCAAAGATGCTCAAAAGCGTGATCTTTCGTGGACTAAAGGCGAAGGACCTGCAACACTCTATCAACGTACTGTGTTCGCTGATGATGTTCTTGTTTCGTAATTTGTAGGTTGTTGATGGTCTGTTGATAATATGTTGACAGTCTGTTGATAACTTGTTGAATGTTTTTAATAATGTTTTGGTGGCGGGAAACCGTCACCTCTCAAACTCGGGGAGAGTAGTATGAAAATCAAGTTGGCAAGCGGTAAAAAACCAAAATATGTAGTAAATTTCAGTTTTGTAGTTGATGGTGAAACGTTCGAAAACCGTGAAAATGATGTTGCAGATCAAGTTACTGCAGAAATCACACTTGCATCAACAGGGCAAAAAGAGCGTTTTGTTGAATACGTTACCGAATTCGGTAAAGGTAAAAAATCAGTTTCAAAATCAAAAACTATTTACAATCGTAAAGCTGCACTGAGAGAGTGTTGTGGTGATCTTACAGGGCTTTCTGAGTTTGGTATCACTGATGGGAAATCTCTTGTTGCGTTCAAAATGGATGATCCCAAAGAGGTTTCTCCCACAATTGAAGATATTAAAGCTGATCTATTTTTTGCAATCATCGGTGTTGAAGAAGATGAAGAGGATGAAGATCTCGCGGGGGAATAACCTGTCTCGGGGTGATTTGGCTTGCCTCTCAGTTGGGGCTTTCTGAGACATATCTAATTGCGGCTGATTGGAGCGATGCAATACAGGAGTTACCGGATGGAAGTCACATTGTTACTGAGGAGATTAAAAAAGCCTTGGACGGTGATGATTTCCGTTTTTATCCTGAAGATGAGCGGTTTCCTGTAGTTTGTTCCGGCGTGGAACCAATGGTTTTTGCGCATTATATGAATATATTCAACAATTGTGATCAGTTCGGGTTGCCTCACGGTGGTGGGTGGCTCGATGAACAGCCGTGGCTTCTTCAGTTCGTATCGTATATGAAAGCGAAAAAGTCAGCAATCGAAGCGTGGCATATTAGATTAGCAGGGAAAAATAATGGCTAAAGTTGAATTAAAAATTGTCACAAATTTTGAAGAGGCTTCTCAAGGTTTTAAAGACCTTGGGAACCTTACAGAAGCAGAAACGCGCCGTATTGATAAGGCGATGAAAAGTATTAAAACGGATTCCATCGATTCGATGATCCAAAAGCAGGAACGTCTTCGCGTTGCTGTTACCGCAACTCGTGGACCTCAAGAAGCAGCAATAATTCAGCAACGCAATCTCAGAAACGGCATAGAATCGCTTATTAAAAAAGGTCTTGATCCAATGGATCAGCGGCTTCAAAAAGCACGTTCTCAGTATGAAAAAGTTACTTCTGAAGTTGAAAAAAACCGTGCCGCTGTTGTTCGGCAAAAAGAATCAAGCAAAAAGCAAGAGGAACAAACGCGCAAAAATACGGAAGCTCAAAAGAAATTCGCCGCTGTACTTAATAAAACATATCTTGCGATCCTTGCATCGGTTGTTGCAGTCACTGCAGCTCTTGCAAAAAACACTTTTGCCGTTGCTAAAAATGGAGCTGAATATCTTAAAACATCAAGGATGATCGGTTTCACTGTTGAAGAGTTTCAGGAGTTGCAATTTGCCGCCACGAAAAGTGGTGTTACTACTGATCGATTTACTGATTCTTTGAAGGATATGACTGAGAAAATCGGTGAAGCGCGTGTTGGCGCTGGAACTCTCAATGATCATTTAAAAGAGGTAAATCCCACTCTTCTCGAACAGGTGAAAAACGCCTCTTCAAATATGGATGCTTTTAATCTCCTGGCGAATGAAATGGCATCAACTACAAATGAACAGGATCGAATGATTCTTGCAACTGAGTTGTTCGCCGATGCGGGAAAAGATATGATTCCGGTTCTTGCCGGTGGTGCAGAGGGGTTGAATAAACTTCGTGAAGAGGCTCGAAAATATGGAATTATTTCAAATGAAAACGCTCTGTTGTCAAAGAAGTTTGTTGATACTCAGACAATATTAAAAGCCTCTTTCCGTGGAATTGCAAATGATCTTGGTGTTAAACTAATGCCAATGTTCATCCGTGCCGGTGAAGCGATGGTTGAGTTTATGGGATCCATTTCTCCGGAACAGATGGAACAAACTGGTGAATCAGTAAGGCTTATTTTCAAGGGTATTTTACTCGCTGGAATGGCACTTGCTCAAGGAATTAACCTCATATTTACTGCAATGGATACACAGATTCAAAACTCGGTGGGGAATAGCTTTTTAATTGTAGAAAAACTGACCGGATTTATTGCAACTCAATTGGATTCTCTTCGAACGGTTGTTGGTTTTATCGATTTTGCTGATGTGTTTCCAGATCTTGATAGTGCATCTGATACCGTTGCGAACCTACAAGAAATATCGGCATTGTTAGCGCAATCAAAGAAACATTCTGATGAAGCTGCAGAACAGGATATGGTGAACTGGGCGAATCGCGCACTTGCTATTGATTCATTTCGTCAGACGATGGATGATGCGTTTGATATTGAGGCCGGCGATGGTGGTGCCGGTGGTGGTCCCTCTCTTGTTGATCCTGTAAAATTGCAAACAGAAATTGAACTTCTTCAGAAACATCTTACCACACTTTCTGATCTTGAAGCTGAAGCACATCTTGATCGTGTTTCTGAGTTTCAGACATTTTTTGAGATGCGAAAAAATCAAGCTCAAATTGGAGCGAATGAACAAATCGCGTTTCTCACTGAAGAAAATGCACGTGTTCAGGCGTTGACCACGCTTTCAAATGAGCAAAAACTTGCAGCAGAACAGGCATTTCAGGAGCAAATGGCAGAACTTCGTTCTCCGGAAACACTTCGTTCACAATTGAGACTGCTTCAAAATGAGGAATCAATTGCAAATGAAGCGCGAATTGCTGAGTTTGAACAGTTTTTTCAGTCTCGAATAGATCAAGAGGGTGTTCAGGGTGAAGCTCGTTTCCAACTTCTTCAGGAAGAGTTTGCAAAAACAGCAGAACTTCGTGCGTTAAGTAATGAAAATGAAATTGCTGCAACTGTTGCATTGAACAATGAGCTTGATCGTTTGCGTGATGATCAAACGAAAAAAGAGCAAGAAGCATTTCAGATAAAACTTGGTTTTGTAAAACAGCAAATCGATGCAACCGCATCGCTCGTTTCATCGTTGAGCGGAATAATGAAAAATGCGGGTAAAGAGTCCCGCGCTCTTGCGGTTATTGAAAAAGGAATCGCAATTGCTCAAATCGGAATAAATACAGCAGTTGCAGTTTCGAAAGCACTTGCATCAGCACCACCGCCGGCGAATTTTGTTGCGGCTGGAGTAGTTGGCGCGGCGGGAATTGCTCAATCGGTGAAAGTTGCAACAACACCGATCCCAACCGCTGAAACTGGTGGTGATTTCGTTGTTCCAAATAGTGCGGGAATCGGTAGAGTTGACACTGTTCCGGTGGTTGCAAATCAAGGAGAAACGGTTTCTGTAACTCCTCGCGGTGAAGAAAGTTCGAAAAATCTTACGGTTAATGTTATATTAGACGATGAAGTTCTGTACAATTCAGTTCAAAAAGGGATTGATTCCGGTGAAATAACTGTTTCATCCGATAACATTAGACAGGTGGCATAGTGTGAATCAGAAAATGAAAATTTTCGCGGGCGCAAGCGCCTATACTGAGCTCCGCATACAGGGGGGCTCGTGAGAATACTGGTGAACGATTTAATTCAAAATTCAAACGCTCCGGTTCAATTGAAAACGGCTGTGTTGGGTGATCGATGGTATGGAACATCGGTGACAATAACTCTGCAATCATCACTGTTGTTTGATTCGGTTGGGATTGGTTTCACAGATGCAACAGAGATCACGATCAATGGTGAAGTTGTTACTGTTGATCTGATTACTCAGAACGGGCTTTATCCATTGATTGAGCAAACTACTGATACTGTTGTATTGACTCACAACGGAACGTTTATTGGTCGTCTTGGAATTGGTGTTGGTCACAGTGTTGGTATTTCTCCACCGCGTGAACCTGGTTATTGGACCACTTCCCAATCACGAAGAGCTGAAGAGGGTGGTGTTATTCCCGGCGCTGGTGGTCGTGGTGGTCGTTCTATTGATGTTGATATTCGGTATAAAATCGGTGTTGAGATGTTTCGTGATTTTGATGCTGCTTATGATGCTCAAATTTCTCGTGGATTTCCTCTCTTTGTTCTCTTTGATAAAGAGTTCAATAAAGTTACTGGTGAACCTGAAAAGGATCGTGTTCCCTATGAACGTTTTTACGGTGCTATACCTCAAGCGAATGTGTTTCAATCGTCGGTTAATCGTTTCCTGTTTAGTAAGCGTTGGAAATTTGTTGAGGCGTTTTGATGGACATTTCAATAAAGAACGCGCCGGTTCGATATCTTGTTGAACTTACCGGTCGCAATATTTGGGATCCACGTTTTGCGCTTTCTACATCATTCTCGAATCAAGTGGAATCCGGTGTTGTCTGTTATTTTGATACCGGTGTTCCTGAAGAGTTAACGTACTGGAAAATCTGGGGTGGTGGGTATAGTGATGTACCTACATCGACACGGTTACAGATTTATTTCGCTGGTTTTTTGTCGGTAGTAACTTCATTTGCGGCGCTCATTGAAAAAGAGCGTTCGTTTTGGGTTGATGGTTCTCGAATATACTGCCATATTGAACGATACCCGTGGCAGTATGCAAACGGTTCAACATCGGTTCGTGAGTCGTTGGGGTTCGCCACTGATGTTGTTGATTATCGAAAAAAGAGTGATGATACTATTTCCGGAGAACGGTATGAAGTTCGCTTAAAAGTTCCTACGAATATAACTCAAAAGATTCCGGATCCTTCCGGTGGAATTGTGTTCTCAAAAACGTTCTCACTCACTTTAGATAATCACGATGGGTTGTTTGATTCTGGTCTGTTCTTTAATACGCCTGTTATTCTGAAAAAATCATCGGTTGAATATCCTGAATACTCAGATTTTGTAACGATTAAAACGGGGCTTTATGAAAACGGGTTTGTGAAGAAAACGAGTTTCAAAATTACGGTTGCTGATGTACTGAGAACTCTCACGAATCCGGTAAATGATGTGATTACTCTTGATGAATATCCCGCATCAGGAGATTCAGCAGGGAAAAACATTCCTCTCGCCTGGGGAGTGATCACCGGTGCGCCGTTGATCAGTGTTGGAACGGATCAATATTTGTGTTGTGCTCCTGATTATCTCACATCGGTGGAAACTGTTTATGATACTAATGGAGATCCGATAGTACCATTTACAGTAACTGACGGTGTAATATCAACGGCTGTTGAAGCAAAGAGTGCTGATTTTACAGGTCGGGATAGTAACCGAATTGGTGACATTATCATTGATATTGTTTCGAATCGTGCTAATTTTCCGTTTGTTGAGGGAGTTTGGGACGTTACTGATGTCACTGGATATCTTGAATCTTCATTCCGCATTAATTATTTAGTGAGTTCCGGAACGGTTCAGAAGTTGGTAAATGACGTTACCGCAAATGATACATCAGTGTTTTTTGTAAAGAACAATGGTTTGATGACGCTTCGCCGTTGGGGTGATCGATATGAAACTCATACAATTCCTACCTATTTGAGAATTGTTTTGAAAAGTAAAACATACACCAGTTATGATGATTTCGCTTCATCGGTTGATGTTAATTATGGGTATGATTACGGTTCGAAAGAGTATTTAAAAAATGAACTTGATGATAGTCGTGAACAGGAGATTGAACGGGAATATCTGAAAGTTCAGCGTCGAACGTTTGATACAGACCTTGCTTCAAAAGATGATGCGGTTTCGTTCGCTTCTCGTTTGCTGGCTCGATGGTCTGTTCGTGCTGAAATCATTTCGGTTGATGAGGGTGTTGATACTTCATTGATAAATGTGTTTGATACTGTTATACAGCCGGCGGTGGTGAATGGGCGCGTGATGTCAACGTTTACTATGTGGGTTGCAACTCAGGTGAATCCCGCTCAGGATATGCTTGTTCTCGAACAGTTGGGACGTGAAACAGGATATTCCGGTGATATGTATCAACCATCAAACGAAGATCAGGCTGGAATTATGTATCAACCATCAATAGAAAATCAATCTGGTGTATTATATTCACCTTCAGAAGTGATAACGGGGTAAAAGTTGGCTATAACAAAAAGAAATTATGTTCCTGGTGAAAATGAAATAATTGCTCAAGTTTCCGCTGGTGTTGTGACGTTTAATCAGTCACAATATTTTATGCTTGAAGGGTATTGGAAATTTTCTATCTCTGATATTCAGGTGTATTATGGAGCGGGAAAAGATCTCGTTCCCGCTTTGGATTATGAACTGATTGTTGATGATAAATACACCGATCTTGAATCTTCGTACACTGGGAAAACGCTTCATTCAAAAATAAAATTTACGAATGTTCTGTATGATGGTGAAGAGTTCTTTATCACTGGTTTGAATTATGGAGCGTATACCGATCTTGAAGATACTAAGCGGTATATTGATGAAACAACGGTATCATCAACAGGTGTTAATTGGATTGATTTTATACCACAGGCACTCCAACCTGCATTTCTTGAGGGAAGAATATGGTTTGATGAGTTTTCACAGACTATAAAAGTTCACAATGATCTTGGTATAGATATGCAGTTTGGAAGAACTATTTCAAGTAGATTCACTGCTGAAGAGGATATCCTAAAAGGGGAATGTTTATTTGCTTCAAAGCTTGTTGGGCCTCTTGCGTTTGGAGTTAAAAAAGCTGCAGCGGACACGTATAACGAAAATTTTGTTTTCGGGTTAGCTGCTAATGATGCATTAACAGGTGAAATCTGTGAGTTTATGCAACAGGGATTCATTATAGGGGTTGACACATCTGTCTACGAAGTTGATAAGATTTTATATATGGATGTTGTAAGAGGAAAATTGACTACTGATCGACCCGATTTTCCTGCTGAACCTATCATTATCGGTGCTGTGGTTTTTTACGATGCTGTAACAGGAGTAATCGGAGTTAATGAAAATCGTGATCCGTATAATCACGGACTGGATGGTACAATACCAGAGCGTCACGAATTCGATATTGTGCCGGATTCGGGATTTGTGTATGCAGATGTATCAAACCTAGATCCAACGCGTGATTTGGTTATTCAGTTGGGATCAGAAAAGCACGTCATTGATACCACTACTTCAGGACCTGATAGGATACCGCTGTTATTGGGTACTTCTGGTATGCCGATGAAGCAAACCGTTTATTATGATCTCACGGGATCGGTTCCAGTGCTTAAAACGACCGCAGGATTTCCTGCTCAACCGTTTTGTGAAGTTGGGAAATGTTCTATTAGAGATTTTGTATCTGAAGATACTTATGGTCAGCTTGGTTTTAGGCGCACAACTTCAGCTACACAGCACGATGGCAGAGGTATTATAGCCAGAATACTTGAAAGATTATCAATTATGCCTCCAAAGTACACAGCGGGAAACGGCATAATACCAACAGCCACCATAGATCAGGGCCCTACGCCTGACTCGATGAATCTCAGTGTAATATCTGGTATGGTGTGGCAGACGCTTCTTCAGGATTTCCCATCACTCAGTGTTGATACTGATGGGATTTTTGTTGCAAATGGTCCAGGAGGAGCAGGGCTTAACAAGTATGATTATTTTACAGATCTTACCGATGTTCTCGGTTGGACTGCTAAGGATGAATCAAGAGTTACTTCTTGTACGGGTTCAATTGTGCCGTTCGCAGTTGTTAATAAAAGTACTTCTCAATGTAAATTTATGGTAAACCTTCCAAATGGCCTGCAGGCTTCAACTACAAATGGTGGGAAAATCACATATGATAACACCGACAATGATGCTATATTTACCGCACCTGCAGAACTCGACTATGTTTCGTTTTCTCTTTGCAGAATACCGTATCGTTTTACCAGTGGTGGCAATACTGTTGAGTTCCTGTTGCCTGATGGAACTGCAACAACAGATGGTTCGTATATTATATCACTTCTTGGGCAGGATATGGGGATCAGTGGTGGCGGTGTAGGCGGTGGAGCTGCTGGGCTTCAGAATCTTTCACAGGTACTGACTGAGGGTAATGATGCAGGTAATGTTCAGATTAAGAATATTGCAAATGGAACACTCAATACTGATGCCTCCAATGTCGGTCAATCATTTCAAGTAGACGGCTCATCGACTATGGATGGTGACGTCGATGTGGGTGACAATGATATTCTTAATGCTAAAAGCTTGACAATCGGCGCTATTGTATCGGGTAGGCCGCTTGAGATTTCTATTTCAGGCGTTAGTGATAGCATTATGGCTCAGACATACGCAAAAATGTCTACGCCAGCGGGAACTGAAGGCGTCCAATTCGGTGGAGATGCAACGGGCGCGATGATTGGCTCTGCGCAGAGTAACAAGAGTCTCCATTTGCTGGCGAGGAAAACGGGGGTATATACAAAAGCATTAACTGTTGATTTAGACGCTATGGTAACAGCCCCAGCAATGACCAACGAGCAAATCAACAACCACGCAACTGATGACGTATTAACCACCCGTGGGTATGTCAACAAGCGTACATTTATTTTGGCAGTCGGTGAGACATTAACAATAACTGCCCTCTCAAGCACATTAGGCTATGAAAACAACAGCTTTACTGCTATGATTTCGAGGGTTCCGTTTTATGGTGCAGGAATATCATTGTGGTCATTCTCAGCAGGAGGATATCCTACAATAAACGATATGACGGGGCTTACTATACCGGACTTGACGCCAAGTGTTATAGCTGCACCAGATGGGGGTATTTTATTAGCATACGGTGTAGGAGGGTTGCACCCTATGCAGATAACGATTGAAGGAGTCGGTGACTCTAAAATTTCAGATTTAGACTGGGTAATAACAACATAGAGGAGGCAGAAATGTCATTAGGAAAAGTTTGCAGCGAAGAGAACAAAGTCAGAACCGATTACACCGTGGTGGTTGATGCAAAAGTTTTCAAGGATTTTATCACCCTAAAAGATACTGACACAGATTTACCGCCAGAGCTTTCGTTTGTTGAAAGCGATTGTGTTACACCCAAGAAAGGCGTTTATAATCCTAGAGGATGTGGCGTACTTCACGCGAGCGTTGATATTGTGGTTACTACTCTTGCTCAGGTTAAGGTTAAAAAACTTGAAGAGCTCAGAAAAGAAGCTCAAGATGAGATAGGTAAAATTGATGGAGTTGACGATCTCAGTGTGGTTTCTGTGGAAAAACAGAAATTGGATATTGAACAGAAGAGAGTGGTAGTTGTTAATCAGTTGAATGACAAGATGTACGACCTGGATCAAGCAGTGACGATTCAAGATGCTGAACTGATTTCTTGGGCGTAACAACTAACAATGTAGATAGTAAATTTGTTTTTAGGAGCTCGGAGATTTGGAAAAATTTATTGAAACGGCTCCGTTGTGGTTATTGGTGGTTATTTCTCTATCGATAATAGTGTTACTGTTCAGGGGTGTCTCTATTAAGTCGAAAGTTGTTTCGATTGATACAAAAAGTGATCACTGGACTAGTTCCGTACAATCTGGTCATATCACACAGTATCGTCAATTGAAAACTGAAATCGACGGGTATATAATTGCGAGTAAGGGAGAGTTTAAATCTCTTTTTAGGTCTCAATTTATAAATCAGTTGAAAGCTTTGGGGATTGATAACGTATTAATAGAACAGCACGAAGAGGTGGAAATGTATGAAATACTTCTTCAGGGTGCTCTTGATAGTGTCTATCATCCTGTTGTGCTTCTGGCAATTGTTGGAAATCACTTTCCGGTGAGAAAAGAGCGGGAATCTGAGAAAGAGTATGAAGAGCGATTTTTTGAAGAGTATACATTTAAGCTGACAAACACTATAATTGAAATGACTGCTGCAGAAGTGAGTGCAAATTGGAAGTCGAAGAAAGTTCCCCGTGGTCAGTATGAAGATAATTATGTATTGTCGCGTAAAACTATGAAAAAGGTTTATTCAAAAATGTCAGCTCTCATTATTAGGTGTCGAACAAGAAGAGATTTTATATTTGGTCAGATCGCACGGCAAGATGGTTCTGATGTTCAAAAAATAAAAAACGAATGGGGCTTGATTTATGGATGATATCGGTGGGTTGAAAAATATAACAACATCATCGCCTTCACCGGCAACACGAAGAATTGATTTTACCCAATATCACTGGTATGAAAATCATTATTCAAAAAAAGGTGTTACAATACCACGGGCTCGTGAATTGGTTCGTGATAATATGAATCAGAACGGTTTGAGAATCGATGAAGAGGATTTTTCTCTTTCGTTTCAGTGGAAGGGATATGTTCATACGATAGATTACAGTTCAGGTTTTATTCACGATCTCGCATCAACACCAAAGTGGTTGCGTGGGTTGGTCGATAATGATGATATTGTTGCAATCCTGGCGGCACGTTTCCACGATCCTGTATTTGCGATGCACTGGTTTTCCTATCGTGAGGCTAACCGTCTGTTTTACCTTTTTATTCTTTCAGCAATTGAACGGTACCGGTTGTTCAAAATGGGAGAAATTGAGAGTTGTGCGATAGAGATTGATGATCTTAAACAGAGAAGATGGTATATACGAAAGAGTGAGATTGATATCAATAAGTGGGTGCGTGAAAAGAAGCATAAAGCGCGGCTCTATCGGTTCGGTGTGAAAACTCCTATTGGTCTCAAAATCTACCGCAAGAACAATCCGGAAACTCATTGGATGCGTAATTTTGTTCATTATTCAAAGGTTAAGATATGAGAGAAACTATGAAAAAATCGTTTCATATTGATGTTTTTGTGAACTATAGACCAGAAGAGAAGCCAACTGGTTTTCACGATTTTCTGAGATTAAGTGTGAATGGTAAAACGTTCTTCAGTTCAATGTGTTCCGGTTCTCCCAATGGGTTTCATCCTCGTACAAAAAAGCCCTGGCATAAACACTATGGGTGGGTAGCACCACAAACAACCTCTGCTACTCTTGTTTTAGGTCATAGAAAGTTTGGGGATTGCCTTCTTGTTGGTGGAGGGAAACAGATAGTTTCTATCAATGAGAATCCAAATCACAACGGTAAAAAGGTTATTAGTGCGGTGTTTATTCATCGGGCGCTGGGTATTTTGAATAAATTGTGGAGAGGATCAGCAGGGTGTTTCACTCTTACAAGATCTCAAATGAAACTGTTGATCAAGAGTATTGTACGATCAGGAGCTGGTTCTTCAGGAACAATCACGATTCATCATAATGGTAATCTTACAGAAGGTTAAGGTCGTTCATTTCAGTGATGTTGTGTTTTGATAACCGTTATAATATCTGTTTTCTGTAATATACACACACTTTTATGGTGTTTTATTGTATATTACCCTATACAATTTACTGTAAGGTGTGTGTTATGGGTAGAAAACAGCTTTATCCTTGGGACGATTTGAAAGAGATTGGTGATTCGTTTGTTGTGAAAAATGCTGATACTCAAAAGCGTAATTCAATCCGTTTCTCAGGTCGTCAACGTGGGTTAAAAGTGTCAATATATAAACAACGTGATGAGAGTTGTATCGTTTATATGGAGTCGAGAATTGATCAAGGGGAAAAATCAAATGGATAGATTGTCGTCGATTTGTGAACAGGCTCATCAAGGTGCTGCAATGAAAGGACTTCTTGATGATGCATCACTTGAGAAACATCTTGTTGGTATTTGTGGCGAGTTTGATGAAGCTATTTCAGCTTTTGAGAATAACAAAACATCAGATAGAGAATCGAGAAAAGCGGTTGATCTTACTCAGAACAGTGTTGAGTTTGTTTATGAGTATTCGTTTCATATTCACAATAGTGTTGAAGATGAGATTGCTGATCTGTTCCTTAGAACTGCAACTCTCATTCATCACCTTGATATACCGGTTGAAATATTATGGGATTCGGTTGGTTCCGGTTCAATGAAACGAGCGAGTTCAATCTATGAAATGTATCTCATATTTTCAGCAACGATCAATGAATGTTATCTCAGGAAAGAGTGTAGTGATACTCTTTCCTATTTTATCGTTGGGGCATTAAAGCAAGCAACAACGATATCATCAATGCTGAATTTCCCACTTGAATGGTATATTGAAAATAAGTTACGATTTAACAAATCCCGTCCATTTATGCACGGTAAAGAGGAGAAATAATGAGCGTTCAACAGGTTACGGTTGATGAAAGTGGAACGAGCTGGGTTGATAGTGTTCCAGGTGTTGAAGTATCTACATCATATCAATCACAAAACACTTCTTCTGAAGCATCGCGAAACGGGATTGATAGCGTTGTATTTGAGGTTTCCGGTTCAACTGTGATAGCAAAAGTATCAGGCCCTATCGATGAAAACGGGTTACTGTTCAATATTACTTCAGAGGAAGTTCTTTCAACGTTCAGTGCGGGGAAAAACTATCTCTATCTTGATACTGGTGCAACTATTAACGATAGAACAATCAGTGTGACTCAGGATGTACCGACGTTCGATCCTGAAAAGAACGGTTGGTATACTGCAGGGAATCAGAGGGTGTTTAATACTGGTGTTGAACAAATAGATTCAAACCTTGGTAAATCAATCGGTACTTTTGATTTAGTTAAATATAACGAAACCAACGGAACGCCGTTTTATTTCCGATTTGCTTATTTGGATGGATCTACACCGGTTCCCGTTGGAGGGGAGTTTTTTCAAGCCACCGTATTGAAGGTAACTGATGTTGAATGGAAGGTTTCACTTCCTACATTCGTTGTTCCTCCTGGTGATGTATCATCTGCAGGCGAATATGTGTTCGCGTTTCTTACTGATTCTAGTGGTAACTTTTCTATACATTCATCAGATGAAGACCGGATATTCTATGGGAAAGAACCAAGGTTTTATACCAATGGTAATGATAGGTTTAGTTTCTTTTTAGAATTCGGTGGATGCGATAGTGGTTCTGGTGATTTTTTCAGTTGCATAAAGGTTTATGGGAAAGAACTTGCTAGTCTCGGGAGATGGGATCTTAAAGAGTTGGAATACATTGACTCTGTTTCTCTTGGAGAAGCTCAACCGACTACGTTCATATTCTAATTAATACGATCCTGTAGATTAAGACTTAAAGAGCCATACGTTTGATATGGCTCTATTACAACGCATTAATAGAGCATCACTTGATCAGTGGTGTACTATCGGTGCTTTGTCATTGACGTCATCACAGTACGTAACTGTGAGATTTGTTTCGAGATATATGATACTGTGTATGCCACATTTGCGGGATTGCTCTGTTCATTCAGGTAATGACCGCCAGCTCTAAAGAGATGAAGTAAGCTCTGGATAGTTGGGTAAGGCTCTCAGAATGATATCAGGGGCATCTTGTGTATCTTAGTGGAGGATACACTTCTCTTCTGTATGGCGATAATCAAGCTGTGTAGAGAATCTCTATAGGTTCAGCAGGGATAATTGGCAATCTGATAGTACTAAAAGTACTCGAAATCGACGAGCTCGTGTGTGACGGAGTTTGTGTTTTGTTCAGTTTATGTCGTTCACTTTTTTGGGAAGTGAAGGGCATAACCTCTGCTCTTCTCTAAACTGAATGATCTGAAGTTTGTTTAAAAAGCAGTAAACACAATCATTCAAAAAGAGATCCAACCGGATCAAAATGTAAACAGGGGGAGTAAAAGAGTGGTATCACTGATACGCTTACCCTGTCACAAAAAAGGTACTCCCAGCGACTTAGGTATATATCAAAC